TAACATTACCATCGCCAACCCCTACTGCGATAGTAGAGTATCTAGCAAAATTAGCAGTCGCCGAGGCGAAGCCACAATTGAAAGCACAAGTTAAAATGACTATTCAACTTGGCGAATTGTCGGCAGCAGTAAAAGAAATTGCGTCGGCGATCTCTACTGCAAAGTACACAGTTAGTGCTGGAATTATGGATGTAAATAATACGTTATTTTCTGTTACTGACGAGTTAAATAAAACAGTAGCAACAGCACTGGCTAACGTAGGCAAAACTCAAGATGGTATTAATGCTATATTAGGCCGGGCCGCAAGCGAGTTTGATACGTCTGATATTGAAAAATTCAATAATACTGCAGCAGAAAATCTAGCGTCATTAGAAGCGAATTTTGTACCGATTAATGTTACTTAATCTGAATTAACTAAAATAGCGCGCACTATAACTTGATGTATAGTGCCTGGTCGTAATATTTAATTATAAATAAAAGAAAAGAGAATTAAATGGTAGACACTAGAAGAATTGATAAAATAACTTCTGCAAGAATAGACAACAAGACTTTTAATTATAGTGATCTGTACACAAATTTCAACAAGCACCCTGATACAGGCTTTCTATTAAAAAACACTGATGCTAATTCTATTAAAAGAGCTCTTCGCAATTTAATACTGACCAATAAGGGTGAAAGACTATTTCAACCAGACTTTGGTTGTAATATCAGAAAAGCATTATTTGAAGACATGTCTGACATTACTACAGACACAATTAAAATATACATAGAAGATGCTGTTCGCGACTATGAACCAAGAATAAAAATAGAGCAAGTTATAGTTGCTCCTAATGAAACACACAATTCATACGAAATATCAATTGTTTATGAAATAATAAATAATTCAATACCACAAGCACTCACTTTAACATTATATAGAAGAAGATAATGGCAGCAAATAGTTCAATAGTACTCAGTCAATTAGATTTTGATTCATATAAAGGCTCATTACAACAGTTTTTAAAATCACAAGATGAATTTAAAGATTACAACTTTGATAGTAGTAACATGAATGTTTTACTAGATGTTTTATCATATAATACATATTTACAAACATTCTATTTAAATATGGTCGGGAATGAAATGTTTCTCGACAGTGCAAAACTAAGAGATAGTGTAATTTCACATTCGAAAGAATTAAATTATCTGCCAAGATCTTTCAGATCTGCTGTTGCTAAAATCAATGTTGTTATTAATGCTACAGATCCAACTAAAAAATCTATAGTTATGCCGAAGGGCACGTCCTTTATTAGTAGAGTTGGTGATGACAGTTTCTCATTTTCCACAGACAATAATATAGTATCTACAAGTTCCAATTCTACGTTCGTTATTGAAGATGTAGAAATATACGAAGGTTCATTTTTAAACGAAACGTATATTGTAGATTACGTAGATCCTATCAAATATAAAATAAATAATAAAAAAGTAGACATATCCAGTGTTGAAGTTTTAGTAATAGAAGATAATGGTTCTAATCAAATAGAATATCGCAGAACTACATCGCTATTTGATCTTGATGAAACGTCTATGATATTTTTTATTCAACCAACATCAGGTGAAACATATGAAATTGTTTTCGGTGATGGTGTAATTGGCAGACGCCCAAAAAATAACTCAATTATTATTATTGAATATAGAATATGTAATGGTGAACTTCCAAACGGGGCACAGAAATTTATTTCTTCTGGTAGAATAGACGGAGAAGCAAACATAACAGTATCTACAGTACAAAATGCCAGTAGTGGCGCTGTAGCAGAATCATTAGAATCAATTAAGTATAATGCTCCACGAGCATTTACAACACAAGAACGAGCGGTTACAGCTGAGGACTATGAAAACTTATTAAAAACAAATTTTCCAGAAGTCAATGCTGTAGTTGCATATGGCGGAGAGGATGCAAATCCTCCTCAATATGGGAAAGTGTTTGTATCAGTTGATCTAAAAGATATTGATGGACTTCCAATAATTAAAAGGGAAGAATACACTAAATTTCTTCGTTCAAGATCAACTGTTGCTATGGAATCTATTTTTATATCTCCAGAATATACATATCTCGATGTAAGGACCAATGTAAAATACAACATCAATAAAACTGGTTTCAATCCAGACGATATTAGAACCATTGTTACATCATCTATGCTTAATTTCGCATCAATCAATCTTAACAATTTTAGTAAAACACTTAGATATTCAAGATTTATAAATGATATTGATGATTCAGATTCAAGCATTCTCAGCAATGAAACTGAAATAAGTCTTATAAAATATGTATTTCCAAAATTAAATGTCGCGCAAAATATTAGTATAGATTTTAAAATTCCACTACTATCTAATATGTCGAAGACGTCTGATGAGCATTTAGCTACTGATAATCATGGGGTTTATACTTCATCGTTTACATACGAAGGTCAGGCTGGTTGTATAATTGAAGATGATGGTGATGGAACTTTGAACATATCAGTACCAGTTGGTGCATCACATAGAAAACTTAAAAGCGTTGGAATTGTAGATTATGACCGCGGCCAGCTCAATATAGACACATTAAATATATCCAATTTGAGTGGTAGTGTTTTAAAGGTTTACGTGGTGCCAAGAAACAAAGACATTAGTAGTAATCAGAATACTATATTGAACATTTTAGAACCAGATATTTCTATAACAGTTGAACAAATTAGAGAATAATGAAAAACACAGAAAAAAATATTTCACAATTTGTTGAAAATCAATTCCCTGCATTTTATGCTGAAGAAGGGCCACAGTTTGTTGCCTTTGTAAAAGCATATTACGAATGGTTAGAACTGGATGGTAATCCTATTTATGAAGCTCGTCGTCTGCCAGATTATCGAGATATAGATTCTACCTTAGACGAATTCATCATTTATTTTAAAGAAAAATATCTTAAAAATATTCAATTTGATACAGCAACAAACAAAATTCTATTAGTGAAAAATGCATTAGATTTATATAGATCTAAAGGCTCAGAAAGATCTGTAGATTTATTCTTCAAGCTAATTTATGGTACAGACGCCGACGTTAGTTATCCAGCAGAAAACATAATCAAAGCATCTGACGGTATCTGGGAAAAGCCAAGATATCTAGAAATAGCATATTCGAAATATAATGTGGATTATGTCGGTAAACAAATTATTGGAGCGGTATCAGGTTCTACGGCTTTCGTTGAAAGATATATAAGAAGAAAAACAAATCGCGGTTACGTTAATCTATTATACATATCACAGGCATCTGACAACTTCGCGAAGGACGAAATTATCGGAATTAACGTAAACGGATCTCCATCTTTCGTTTTAGATAAAAGAGTAAAACTAATTGGATCTGTGTCAAATGTTATAATTCAAGATCGTAGTAGAGATTTTAATGTTGGTGACATAGTAACATTTACTAGTTCTGGCAGAGGTATCGGCGGCGTTGCCAGAGTATCTGAGGTGCGAGCTGCATCAGGGGTGATTGATTTCATATTTGAAGAAAGCGGTTGGGGTTACACCATTGATGCCAATTCTATAGTTTCAGAAAAGGTTATATCGACATCTGAAATAAATCCAGATCCATCATCTGAGCAAACTTTCAGATTATTTGAAAGTGCTAACGAGTCATTAATCAATTTGGCTTTCTCGTCGGCCTCTGCTAATCTTGCTGTTGGTTCAACTATAACGAGATATGCTTCTGGCTCTCCAACAGCATCTGCAAAAATAATTAATCTAGATCAATCATCAAACACTGGGAATATGACAGTGTCCCATATTTATGGTGCATTTGTAAACAACGCCACATATTTCACATCAGGAAATGTTTCATCTTTTGTATCTGACAGCATAGAAAATAGAACTATAACTGGTAAAGTTATGGGAATTCCAACTACATACACGCTGTCGACCACAGGACAAATTGGTGAAGTTAGTTTTGGCGATACTATAACACAAAAAATTAATTCGAGAATATTAGGATCTGGTGTAGTTCAAGACATAATCTCAACAGTATCTGGAAATGTTATAACGGTATCAAGTGTTACCGGCTCATTAAAAATTAGTTCTGCTGCTAAAAATTATTACTACACTAGCGGGACCGGCAATATAACATCATACATAGCTAATACATTTATTCTTGGTTCTGGTACAAATTTTGATAGAGACTATGAAGGTGGATTTCTATATTCAAATTCTAATACTGAATTGGGAACAGTATTATCTGTAATTAATTCTACAGCACTTTTACTAACTTCTACACCAACGAGTGTAGTAACCAGCGTATCACATTCATATGGTCCAAAATTAAATATTACAACATCAAATAATTCTACTTTAGACATAACATCTATATCTAGTACTGTTGGGATGTATGAAATACGAAAATATTTTGGTGTAGTTGATTTTATATCAGCATCAAGTGCTAACATCATTAATGCAAATAACATATATCAATATACTAATGGAATCGTGTCGGCAAAAGCAAAAGTTATGACCGCGTATGAATCCGGTTTAGCTGGTAACGTTTCAGTCATATTGATTAGTGGTTATTTTGAAGACGGTAAGACAATCTATACGGATTCTAACACGTACTCAGCCACATTAGATACATATCAAGTTACTGTTGCTGGTGGAGACTATATAGCATCTCCTCACGCCAAAATTCAAACAGTAAATTCTAATACAGAATTTGTACCAACATCTATAAGCTTTGGTAGTGGGGCAGCATTTAACATCGCATCCATCGGTGACACTGAAACGATATTCATTGGAACTGATATGCTTTCTGCAAATAATGTAGATAGATCAAATTATTCTAGAAGAGAATTAACAGTCGGCAGTAACACTGGAATAGCACTGCTTGGTTATGTTTACCAAGAGAAAAATAAAGTAGCATTCAACGCTAACACTAGTGTTAATGCAGCAACTGGTGCTTTTACTCTGCTTAATCCAAGCAGTAAATTTGTTGTTGGTGATATTGTAAAATATTCGACAGCAACTGGAAATACCGCAATTACTGGTATGGCTAACAACGATCTATTCTACGTATTATCATCAAACACTTCTACTGTAACCTTGTCATTAGTACACGATCACGGTGTTGTTCTCAATGATACATTATCACCAGAATTTACAAGTGGAGCAACATCTGAAGCTGGACACTATCTATCGATACAGTCTTCTGGTAAAGTGTTCAATTCTACAGGCACATCTATTCTAGTAAAGGACATTTTAAATAGTTTTTCAATCAGTGGTGGTACAGCAAATACGACACAATATGCAAACAGTAATTTAATATTATACGGTAATACTTCAGTAAATACAGCTGTATCTGCAGTCGTGACTGATGCTACAACAACTGTAGCGAACCAAGCATTTATGTCTCTTCCACTTTCTGTTGATTCATATGGATTTCCAAAGAACTCATCTGGAAATATTAAAGATAGAATATATTCGTGTCTAACATTCCAGCAATTTACTATAGGTTCTATTGGTGGATTGACTGGAATAGATCCTGGTTCTGAATATAATGTAGATCCATATGTACTCGCTCATCAGCCATACATTTCGGCATTTGATAGAAAAGATTATACGATAAGCATAGCAAACGCAACTGGTACATTCTTAATCGGTGAAAAAATTAATCAATCCTCAGCAAATCTCGTACACTACAATTTAAAGGTTGATAAGTTTGTAAACACTGAAACATATGTAGAAAAAATAAACACATTCAACAGTGCTATAGAGGTAGATGATGCTAATGATTTTATCTACACGTCCGCATCAACAATACAATTTAATGCAAATACTGAAGTGAATGATGTTGATAAATTCATCAACATCACCGATCACACATTCTTGGATGGCGATTACGTCCGTTATTATACTGATACAGGCAACACTGTTATCGGTGGACTAGCCAACAATACATATTATTATGTAGTAAGCTCTAACACTGCGGGCATAAAATTATCATCATCTTTCGATGGTGTTGCTGTCGACATTACAGCATCTGCAACAGCAGAAGATGGACATAATATCAAAAGATATTTAAATACTATAGCAAACAACAATATGGTTCTCTATAGAATTCCAGCCGGAAATACCGCGATATCAGGTCTTACAGACAACACAAGATATTATGCGGTTAATGCAAATAGTTCTGGTTTTGCTGTATCGACTGTATATGGTGGAGCCAATGTTGATATAACTGCAAATGTTGCAGCTGGAGAATCACACACATTTACCACAATTCCTGGTTATCAAATCGGTGATAGGGTTTATCAATATGTATTGAATACATTTAATGGTAATACAGCGGTAAATTCTACCACCGAATTTATTACATTATCTCCACAACCATATGAAGATGGAGATAATGTTCAGTATTATACTGACACTGGTAATACAGTAATAAGCGGTCTTGCTAATGCTGAATATTATTACGTAGTAAATTCAAATACAAGTGGCATCAAATTATCTACTACTGTGGGTGGTGGGGCAATAGACCTTACCGGCACAGCAATATCAGAAGCTGGGCACAATATATTATCTACTACAAATGCTGAAATAAGTCTGTTATATGCGGATGGTGCTAATACATACGTTAGAGTCCGCGACGTTACCAATACGTTAGCGAATAATTATACACTATTCTCATATACAAATTTATATTTAGATGGTTTAGTATCTAATGTAGAATTTCAAAGTATAACATCTACTGCTACTGGTATAGTTAAATCTAGTAATAATAGCGCAGTAAATGTTAAAAGATTAAATTTTGAAAATACATTTATAGAAGGTCAAAACATAATTGGCGATGTATCTGGTACTAGTGCTAATGTAATAAGTGTTACTGAAGATAATTCTCTAGTATATCCCATAGGACTGAATGCAATTGTTACTGCAAATGTTGTAACAGCTAATGGACAAGTTTCCAGTTTACAAATTGTAGATTCTGGATTTGGTTTCAGTAATTCAGAATTAGTTCAATATACGTCTGAAGATGGCACTAGAGCCGGAACTATTAAAATTGTTACTGGTGGGATTGGTATTGGTAAGGGATATTATAGAAGCTCTAAGGGATTTCTTTCATCTGATATGTATATCCACGACGGCGATTTTTATCAAGAATATTCATATGAAATATTGTCAAAGATGTCATTTGAAAAATACTCATCAATGTTTAAAACCGTTATGCATGTAGCTGGGACTAAATTCTTTGGTTCGGTAAGAATAGTTGAAGTCGCAAACGTTCAAATGTCGTTTAGTGACTCTTCAATATTACAAGCAAATACAATATAAATAAATAAGAAATGGAATTATTAAAATGGCTGTAACACAAAAAATTGTTACTTCTAATTTCAACGTTAATAATGCGAAAGAATTTGTATATTCGTTCAATAAAGTTGACGTTGATAATTATTATATGTTTGTAGGTAAGCATACACCTTATGCGGGCGGAGATAGTAATATTACTATCCCGGATAATAGTGTCCAATCGTCGCTCATTGATGTTTATAACAATATGATTTTCGCTAAAAGAATAGATGACACTGACGTAATTCATATGGTGGCAAAATACACTTGGACAACGGGTACAACATACACTGAATATAGTCATTTAAATACTAATTTGATAAACGAGCAATTCTATACTGTCGTCGACGACATTACCGAATATAATGTATATAAGTGTCTTTCTAATAATAGTGATTCGGTTTCAACTGTTGCTCCTTCTAGAGTCGGTTCTCCTTCAGATCTTGACCCGGTAATTACAGGTGATGGGTATATGTGGAAATATATGTACACCATTACAAAGACCGATTATGATAAGTTTTCAACGAATGCTTAT